TGCTTTTGCTTATATGTTTTTTTTCAAGAAGACTTAATGTATTTTGTTTTCCTTCATCTAGATATTTTTCCAAATTCGCCAAAGCCATTATACGTTTTCGAGAAGGAGTTTTTGTTGCATGACACCATTGAATAAAGCAATTTTTGTGATAGTAATGTTTATCATAATAAACTATTTCACATTCATTTTCATCTACGTCAATATCTTGGGAACAAAAATAACATTTTTTCTTAATTTTATTCATATCTATAAAACAGTCTTTATGATATAAATGCTTGTCAAAATAGAGAAGATTGTTATCACCTTGATTCCTACAAACATCTAACGGCGACTTGCAACAAAAACAACTTGGTCTTGGAGTCATAATATTCTTTTTATTTTGTACCAATCGTGTCATTTCCTCCTCCAATCTACCTAAACCACCAAAAAAAAATGATGGTTTAGGTACGAAAATATTATATTAATTAAACATTGCCAATACCTTATTAAGAATTTCGGCGTCGGTTACATTCTTATATGCCGTAGGAAGTCCTGCCGCCTCAAGTTTTTCCTTCATTGCTTTCTTTTCCATTGGTGGTAATGCGTTTCTTTTGGCGATGATTTCTTTCTTAATTGCTTCAATATTAATACTCTCATCGTTTCCAGTAGTATCATCATCTGCTGGTTCACCAACCTGACCAAGAATTTCTTTTTTATAAATATCTTGCTCAATATCAACAGCCTTTGTTAAGTCATTTTTTAATACAAACTTTGATTTTCCTGCTGTTTTATCGATAACCGCCTGCCAATCAACTAATGTTGGGTCTTCAATAATAATACAATCATCATGTACATGCGTTCTATCTTTTTCAACCCATGCACAAACTGTTCCGTCCTCATTCCTGAACATACGAATTTCAGTTTTAACATTATGATCCATTCCTTTGAAACCATCAGGAATCTTTCTTCCTGTAACTACACTTTGAGTTGTTCCATCAGCCAATTTAATTGTTTCTTTTTCATCAGCTTCTCTTGCCGTTACAATATAATGAACGCCAGATGACATCAAATCAAGGATTAAATCTTGTCCCTTAAAATTGACTGTTTGATAATCCTTCAACTCCATACCTGCGCCTTCTATTTTTACAAGTCTGGCGTCGCCTACAAGACCATCCTTATCTGCTTTAACTTTATTTCTTTTCTTTGAAAACTCAACTAAGCCTTGCTTTGTTGTCAAATTAAGAATTGTAGTGCCATCAACAACAATGGCATCAGCTCTAAACGGCTCACCGTCTGCATCTACTACAACTTCATCTGTTTCATTACCATCATCATCCAACTCATAAAAATCTTCGTTATTCTTGACCTTTGCAATATACTGTCTTACTTCACCAAGCGACTGTGTATAAACAATATAAATATTCTCAAGATTAACACCATTTGCGCTTAAATCGCCCAGATAATCATCAATTGAACCAGACTCGGGGTCAAGATACAATAGTCTAAAAGGCTTCCCATCTGGGCGTTTAAAATATGCTAACTGCATCGCCATAGTCGATTTTCCTGTAAACGGTTTTCCGTATAATATCATTCCCAACTTACTTTCTGTTACTGACGCTTTTCTTGCTTTTGCCATTAAATAATTCCTCCATAATTCCTAAATATTGATTGATTGGAACGCCATTGCTGGCGTTCCATTTGATTATTTTTTTAATGTGAGAATTAATCCCATGCCTCATCATCCCCATCGTCAAAATTTGTTCCGTCTCCCCAATCATCATTTGAGTCATCGCCGAAATTTTCTTCTGCCTTATTTGCATTTTTAATCTTTGAGATAGCTTCTGTTACATTCTGTTCTGTGTAAATGGTTTTATCAATTGACGAACCCTTTGCTCCCGTAATAATGAACTCTGTTTTTGTAGGAGCAGCCACTTTTTCCAATCTATCTTCTTCTCCCCAAACATCATCGTCTGCTACAATCGTTTCTGTCTGAGTTGAAGATACCATATGACCATTTACCTTAATCGCATTATACGGATTTAAAGACTTCTTAAACTTATTCGCAAGTGCCTTATCCACAATAATAAACTGAACATCTTCAATATTGCTATATGTAACAATCTTTGCAAGAACAACAAATCTGCCAGTCGGTTTCTCATTGTCATCCTTTTCTTGTTCAATCCCCATAAAGATAATTACTTGATTAAAATCGTTCTGCTTTTCAAACTTCTCACTATCAAAGTCAATATCCGAACAAAGTGAAATTTGATTTGGAACAAGTTTTGTTAATGTTCGCTTGTTGCCCTTATCATCTGTAAAGCTGCTATAATCAAGACTTCCACGAATAAATACGCTTGCACCGTCCTTTAGATTTTCCTTGACTTCCTTGCAAGCATCAAAGTCTGTTAAAATTTTCTTATCGTTAACTGTTTTGCCCTCAGAATCAACCTTCTTCTTGACACCAATATTCTTACCTATCATACGGTATCCCTCACGATTATACGAATATCTTTCAACCCAAGGTACTTTTACGGTGTCCGCTTTTTCACCCTTTTTCTCAGCCCTCTTAGAGAAATAAACATTCTCTTGTTCCATACCTTGAATGTTTACATATACTGTTTCTCCATCAAGATAGCTTGCACCAAACTTAAGCATTCTCATAGGCTTGCCGCTCTTAGTTTTAATTTCCTTAAATGCTGTATCCTTTTCCATTCCAGACACAATTCCCTTTAGTTGGAACGCACCCTTTGTCTCTGGTAAATCAAATAATCTTCCTTTTTTCTTTGTTTCTGCCATTAAAATAAAATCCTCCTTGAAATAAAAATTAACGTAATAAAATCTATCTGAACGCCCAAACGGACGGAACATAGAATTAAATTTATGTGAACTATATGAACAGTGGTTTATGGACACAAATAGCCCAAGGGTATGCTAAATCCCACCCAAACAAAATGATAAAAATAACACTTGATATTTCTGCAAAAATATGTTAAAATATAAAAATACAGAGTAATGGTATATCCCATTATGAAGTATCCTTTTATATAGACAATCAACTCCTCGACCAAAATTTGTTGATTGTCTATTTTTTATACACTATATATAGTAGTTGATATTATCTTGAAGCTACTATATATGGTTTTTCTTGTCGTTGAAATTTAATTTTCATTAGAACATTACGTCTGTGATATGTTGACCACTCTTTAATCGTCTCACACTCTCACCATGAGGTTCATCATCTATACCATTAACAAAGTCATTCCAATGTTTAATCTGAAAATCTATAAATGCTTTGTCATTTCCTCTTCTATACATTCTTTTTACCCATTCGTCAAGCAGTTCTGTCTCTGGATATACGGTAAAATATTTTATTCCTGCGTCCTCTAAAGCTTGTCTTACAGCCAAATGACTACTTACAAAAATATAATCTACTTTACCTATATTCTCTTTTATATGCTCAATGTAGTTATTTGGGAAATCAGGATTACGTTCCTTTATCTTTTCACATCTAATTCGCTCGAGCTCTTTGTCTGCGTTTGTAGGACTAAGCATAGATTCAAAATCTTCTTTTATCTTTTGAAGTTCATCATCCGTTCGTTCTCTATATATCCAACTGAAATCGCTGCTATCACTATCTAAAATTGAATATATATCTTGATAGTTTTCAAAAGCATAGGTCTTTCCACAACAAGGGTAAGCACTAATTATTTTAGTTTCTTTCATTTATTCTGTTCCCTTCTTATAATTTCTTCTAGTGTTCTCGGTGTATAATCCATATACTTCATCATCGCGCCGACGTTGTACATATGACAAGGTTTATCATATAATGCTCCCATTTCATATCTAAAATGTTGTATCATATTTTCTTCAAAACTATTATGTACATGCCCATAAAGATGTACCCAATCATAGTAATGATTTTTGAAACATGGCATCGGATAGTGACATAAAACAACTGAAATTTCATTGTCAATTTTTAGTTCCTTGTAATCTACAACCTCGACAAATAAGTTGTATAATTCTTTGTTTTTTAATATTCTATTGTCATGATTTCCTTGAATTAAATGTATGCGACCTTTTAACTGTTTGAAAATTTCAATAGTTTTGGTGGCATTGTGCCAACTAATATCACCCAAGACATATACATCGTCATTATCATTAACTTTATTATTCCAATTATCAATAATTGTTTTGTCATGTTCTTCTATATTGATAAATGGACGATTATCAAACTTTAAAACATTCTTATGACCCAAATGTAAATCCGAAATAAAATAATTCATACTTACTTATTCTCCTTTAACAATCCACTCTTAACTAAATGCTGACGGACAATTTCTATAATTTGTTCTTCCAAGAATTCATCAACATTATCTTGATCTCTAACATAATCCAATTCATCATTGATAAAATCTTCTATTATAGAAGTAAAGTCCATATCCTCAATTGTTTTTACAATTTTCTTATGAATAAGTTCTTTATGTTCTTTTGTAAGAAATTCTTTAATATCATTCATATCAATATATTCTCCTTCTTGATAAACTCTTTTGAACAGTTCCGTCAATTTTCTCAAATCGTCCTTGTCTAAGAGAAGGTATTTCCCAGGTGGATGTTCTTTCCTTATAGCCTGATACAAAATATCCATATACTCATCCCGAAACTTTTGTTCTCTATTAGATAACTCTTTACTCATATATTTCCTTTATCACCTCTGTATATCGCATTCATGAAAATCCATAAGTATCTTATACTTATATTCTCCGAATCTTTTTCGCCAGCGTTGTTTCGTTTTTTCACTTTCCCAACTAAACGGCAACATATGATAATTGATAAGGAAACATACGTCTAATACTTCTAAATTTTGAGGTATTCGACTCAATACAAAATACGAACCGTATGCGTGATGGTCAAAGTAATGAGCTATGCCAAGATCATCAAATGTTTGAGTTGACAATTTACCTAAGTCATGCATCATCGCACCGCCCAGCCAAGGATTTTCATAACCCTTTTCTTTCATTAATTTCTTAGTATTTAAACAATGCTTGTACAAATCCATTGTGTGATGAGGATTCTTTTGGTCGAAATCTCCCATATAAGCTATTTCATTAACCAAATTTCTCACATGATTTTTAAATTCATCATGAATAATAATCTTGCTCCACCCTTCCTCAATGAATGGAATTTCAAATCTTCTAATTTGCTTTTCCAACACTTCATCAGGAACAGGATGTGGTCTATTTTTATTATCTTGTTGACACCACTCAAATGGTTTCGGCATTATGTAACAAATCTTTTCTATGTCTAGTCCATTGACTTTATTAAGAATTGCTCGACGAGACTTCATTGTGATATTTGTTGCATCGGCTATCACATTATATTTATTCTCCAAACGCTTTCGGATTAATGTATGAAAAAGTTCAAACACTTCATCATTTTGAGACTGGTCTCCGACTTCGCCGGTTAATTGTTCTCGTATCATATCAGTTGATATAACAACTGTATCAGGATTATCATTTACAATCTGTTTGGCAATGGTAGATTTACCACTTCCGGACAAACCACACAGAACATATAGTTTTGGTTTACTCATTCCTACACACCTCATTTTTTATACTGAATGTAATTAAGTTTGTCATCACCTTTTCCATAACATCTTTTGCCTCAGTATTAATCTCCAATGGATTATTCTCCATATACTCTTGTTTATATTGTTTAATCCACTCACACGTTTCTTTTGCTAAATTTTTCGAATATTCTAATTCATAATGATAATTAGATTTAATATCGAGCAACATATCCTTATTTTTAGGGATTAGAATAGTACGGTAACTTTCGCCATTACAATATCTTTCGATAAAATCTTTCAAACGTAAAATATGATGTAATTGTTTGGGGTCACAACCATATTTCTCAATCTTATCTACGATACTTGGATACGGATATGTAAGAGCTTTGTACTTTTCAAATGCCATTCCGCACATACAATTAACACTTGCGTAATTGTTGTACCTTGCAATTTTTTCGGCATTATCAAGCATAGGTGCGAATAGTTCTTCATAAATTGGATTTAAAATATAATATTGAGTAAACAAAAGTTCAACAAAGTTAATATTTTGTTTCTTAAAACACTCAAACATTTTACGAATATCTTTTACATCACATAAGCAACCATTCCCCATATCAAGTGTCGTACTTACAGGTTGACGATTAAACACAATATCGTTTAATGTAGGAAGAATTATTGCTTTTGAATCGACATCTGAACCAGAGTAATCCAACTCATAATTTTGTGAACCGTATAAAAATACACCAACAACATTGTAGCCTAACGATATAAGTTTGTCATAATGTTGTTGAATTTGATTTTGCACTTCTTGTTTAAACATCCTTCAATTCCTCCTTGAAGAGCATAGAATAATCGTCTACTCCCATTTCCTTTAATTTTTTATATCGAGGTGACTTTTTGTTGCCACTTTTTAAAACATTGATATCATGACCATAATATAATTCTCTACAATATACTTGATACTCCTTAGGAACATTTTCTGAAACATATATCATAAAATCTTTCTTATTGGTTTTGGGAGCAGTATCATAGTATTGTTTTATATTTTTTGTGGTCTCAGTAATATACTTCATAACAACGGTTGCTATCTTCTTAACATTTTCATGATAAGCCTTTGGTAATTTCGATAGCAAATCATCATAACAACTGTCAGCGATAGAAGAAATCACTAAATTAATAGACGATAACTTAGATAATACTTTATGAATATGCACATAATCATTGTATTTTAATTTAACCTTATAACCGTCAATATTGATTACAAAACCTTCCGCTTCATCAGATGACTTATCGTCTAATTCGGTCATAACATCATCCAAGGTCTTGTTGAAGATTTCTGTTGTTGGAATATTGTATAATTTTGCGAATTTGAGAATTGATTCATATGAATATTCTTCGCCGGTCAAATTACTTCTCATGCCGATAAGATATAATCCTTCTTGCTCTTTTGTGTATTTAACGACATGTGTATCTTTCAATGAAATGTACTCAAAAACAAAAGTGATATTGGGATATTCTCGTAACATTCGTTCATAACCAGGTAACTGGTATATCATCTTACAACCATCTTGTAATCTCCAAGACATATTTGGGTCAATAGATTGACTCCCTGCCATTACAATTTGACCGTTATACCAAGTAGCTGATTGCATAGAACCGTCCAACTTATTTGAAAATTCAACTGTTTTTGCATTGTCAATTCTACTTTGTATATTCTCCAAACTTGTTTCTTCAAGTTCATTAATATTAAAGAATTTAGCAAATGGACACAAAACTATTTTGTCATTTACTATATCAATTACTATACTTCTACATTCACGATAAAATCCATCATATATACTCCATAATTCCTCACCGGAATTATCAATTTCTCCATTGTAGATGTCACTATATTGACCATATCTCAAAAGAAGAAAGTGTCCATTTTGATTTAATTCTAATCGTGAAAGTAAGTCTGTATATTCAGGATATTGATTTATGGGTTCAATATTATTTAAACATTCGACCCATAGTTCCAAACAGGTTTTCTTCCCATCCATGTTATATGTAATATATCCCATTCTTTGATGAAACTCATTTTTTATTTCAATGAATTTATTCATTACTGGATTCCAACTCATTAAACAGCCTCCTCAATAATCCTCTTGGTCTTGGGTTACTCCACCAACCCGACACAAAATCATAATTATCTTTATCATGAGTATAATGACCTCTATACGTTTTTAATTCGGGAGCAAGCCTATCTATTACTTTGTTATATTCAATATGGTCAAATGGAGCTCTTATATCATAATCGTCTTTTGTACTTACATCAAAATGAATATCGTCTAAGTCAGAATCTTGAGCATTATACTTCATATACTTGACTTCCTGACGTTCCGCCCAATTTATTAACTCATCTTCTAATTCATTTAAAGTAAGCAATCGTTCAGATTCATCATATATAGAAATCTTATCGGAATTTGTGGATAAAAACTCTTTCATTTCTTCAACAGAAGTATATGCATCGTTGTGTTGATTAAACAAAGGTTTCCATCCACCACTTCTATGTCCAATACAAATCTCATAGCCGAAACAAGGTTCGTCCACAAGTCTATATTCATTAAAGAAATATTTCTCAACAAATTCCTTGTTTTGCGTATGTATATAATATTTTGTACTCATTATATTTTCTACCTTTCTACCTATACATTCTCCGTTTTATCCTTTGAAAAGTTTATTCAAGCTCCCATTTGTAATTGGTTGCAAAAATTATTCAATTTCATTATATCTATTTGATGTCCTATCTGGTTTGTTAATATTTTTATCATCAGCCTTTTTACGGCAATAGATAAACCCACATCTATATCAAATTTATCATTTTTATGGCAACTTGCTTTCGCTTTGTATTCTTTATGTTTTACCTGAACCGTTTTACCATTGTATCTATACCAAAATGTAAACGGCTGTCTATTGCCAATTGAATAATTCGTCCATACACCATATTCCCATTCTGTCCATTTATGCAATGTAGTGAAATATTTCATACATACATCTTCTGAGATATAGCCTTCATATTTGTTCTTATATCTAAAAGAAATTATGCCATCTTCTGACACATCAATCACTGTACATATTGCACCAATATGA